CTCAAACAGCCGATTTCACTTGCCGGCAAGGAAAAGTGGAGGCGATCCAAGTCATTTGATCGCTGCATTGAATTTCTTTGTTGACCTGTCTAGCGGCGACTACGTTCAAATTGTTTGGCGCACGTCTGATGTGGGCGTTAGTTTGGAGCATTTCGCCACCAGCTCATCGCCTGACCGGCCGGCAATACCATCAGCAATTGCTACACTTTGTTTTGTATCTAACAGATCGGCCTGACCATGCCCTACATCAAGCTGCAGATCCCGCCAGGCGTCTACCGGAACGGCACGGAATACCAGTCGGCCGGCAGGTACTTTGACGCCTCTCTCGTTCGCTGGTTTGAGAACACCATGCGCCCGGTTGGCGGGTGGCGCAAGCGTTCCAATGCACAGATGACGGGCGCCTGCCGCGGCTTTTTGAACTGGCGCGACAACAGCGGAAACCGCTGGATCGCTGCTGGTACGCACTCAAAGCTCTACGCCATGAATGATGGCGGCACTCTTAAAGATATCACCCCGACAGGCTTCACGGCTGGGTCTGCCGATGGCATATTGAAAATTGGCTATGGCTACGGAGCTTATGGTTCTTACGCCTACGGTGTTGCACGCCCAGATACGTCGCCAGTAATCCCAGCAACCACCTGGAGCCTGGATACCTGGGGCGAGTACCTGGTGGGCTGCTCGACTTCTGACGGCAAGCTCTATGAGTGGCAGCTGGGCTTTTCCACGCCCACGCTGGCCGCTGCGATCGTGAACGCGCCAGTAGACAACGAGGCGGTACTGACCACCTCGGAGAGGTTCGTGTTCGCCCTGGGCGCGGGTGGCAATACCCGCAAGATCGCCTGGTGTGACCAGGAAGACAATACGGTGTGGACGCCCGCGGCTGATAACCAGGCTGGCGACTTCGAATTGACTACAGTCGGAGATATCAAATGCGGCAAGCGTGTGCGAGGCTTGTCAATCATTTTCACGGACGTTGACGTTCACACCGCGACGTATGTGGGTTTACCCTATGTGTACAGCTTTGAGAAGGTCGGCTCGGCCTGCGGGGTAATTTCCTCGCAAGCTGTGGCGGCGATTGAGACGGCGGCCATCTGGATGTCGCGTTCCGGCTTCTGGACATATGACGGATACGTCAAGCCTTTGCCGTGCGACGTGTCAGATTTTGTCTTCCAGGACATTAATTATTCGCAGGCCAGCAAAATCTACGCTGTCAACAATAGCAAATACGGCGAGATCTGGTGGTTCTACCCGTCGTCATCTTCAAACGAAAATGATTCTTATGTTGTATATAACTACCGCGAAGGCCACTGGGCGATCGGCGACCTGGCGCGTACCGCCGGCACTGACCGCGGTGTGTTTGCAAACCCGCTGATGGTGTCTTCTGACGGATACATCTATGAGCACGAGGTTGGCTACGCCTACGACTCGGCGGTGCCCTTTGCCGAGTCCGGTCCCATTGAACTGGGCAATGGCGACCAGACCATGAGCGTGCGCCAATTGGTACCGGATGAGCAGACGCTGGGTGAGGTGCAGGTCTCATTTAAAGTGCGCCAGTACCCGATGTCCACCGAGACGACTTTCGGCCCCTATACCGCGTCGCAGCCGACGGATGTGCGCTTTTCTGGCCGCCAGGTTAAGGTGAGATATACGGGGGCGGTGCTCGATGATTGGCGGGTTGGCGTGCCTCGGATGGAGGCGGTGGCAGCGGGTGGCCGTTAATGGATGAGCAAGAGTTTCAAAGATGCGCGCAATACCTGGAGGCGGCGTTAGAATACTCTGGAGGGACACACGGAATTGAAGACATTGCGACGGGTGTGCGGGAGGGGAAGTATCAACTCTGGCCTGCACCGAACGCCGCAGCAATTACCGAGATCATTGTCTATCCGCGACTGAAAGAGCTTCATTGCTTCTTGGCCGGCGGCGACCTCGATGAACTCAAAGTCATGCGACCATACGTCGAGGCTTGGGGCAAGCGTCATGGTTGCAGCAGGTCGACGTTCTCGGGCCGAAGAGGCTGGGAGCGCACCTTTATGAAAGATGAGGGCTATGAACCTCGATGGTTCATAGTAAGCAAGGAGCTTTGAAGTGGCAACACGACTACCGTACTACACCGGTACAGACGACGTTTATTCGCGGCTGATGGCGCAGTATGCGCAAGAGCAGCCGTATTACAGCGCAGGCTACGGTGAAGGCTTTACGGGTGGATACGATACTGGCCTGTATGGACGTCAGGCGCCTGCCGTGGTGCCTGATGGTTCTGGGCTGCTTTATGGTGATGGCGGCGGTGGCTTTAGTGGCGGACCTGACCCTGACGCCCCGAACCCAAACGCAACACCTGGCAGCTTTAGTTTCGGTGGTCTACTTGGTGGGAATTCGTCTTCTGCTGTATCGCCTAGCGGGTCTGTGAGCACTGGCTTTGGTGGATTCACACTATCTCCCGAGGGCGTTGTAACGGCTAACACTGTAAACGTGCCGGGCGCGACTGCTTTGGGGCTTGTAACAGGGCTGCCGCTTGGGTTCATTGCTAATCTATTTAATCAGGGCCCTCAATCAAAAGCCGCGGCCCAGACCCAGGCGATGGCTGACACAATGGGCATCAACGCTATGGGCGGTCCTGCGGCTACTGCCGGCCCTGGCGGCACGGGCGGGGCTGCTGCCACCGCCGCAGCAGCCGCAGCCGCAACTGCCGAGGCAGCTGGGATGTCTGCTGCGGCGCAGGGCGCAGCCGCCCAGGCCGCAGCGAATGCTGTAGTCGCAAACCAGACGCTGGCAGAAGCCGCGCAAGCTGGTCAAGCCGCTGCCAACGCCGTCACTGGTGGTGAAGTGGCTGACAGCGTTGGCATGAGTGGATTTGGCACCACCGGAAACGTCGGGACTCCTGCAGGCGCCGCTGCCGCCGCTGCTGCCGCTGCTGCTGCAGCCGCTGCGGAGCAGGCTGAAACCAATAACGACATTGCTGGCCTCATAGGAGGCGGCGATCCAGGTGATGTTGGCGGCGATACCGGACCTGGAGCCGACCCTAGCATGGACTCTTCTGGGTTGGCTCCTGCTGACGGCGGTGGCGGTGGTGGCGGTGGTGGTGGCGGAAAAATCATCTGCACCAAGCTGCACGAACTAGGCAAGATGCCGACCGAAATCTACGAGGCGGATCAAGCCTTTGGCGCGTTGCTAATTGAAGAAAACCCCGAGACCTATTACGGATATGTCCGGTGGGCGCAGCACGTCGTGCGCTGGATGAGCCGCGACGATCTGTTTGGCAAGTTCGTTGTCTTCGCGGCGTACACAATCGCTACGCCCTGGTCCATCGCAATGGCCGAGGAGATGGGCCTTAAAGTAAAGAGCAATTGTTTCGGCAGGTTCCTGCTTAAACGCGGATTGCAGTTTTGCCAAATGATCGGCAAGAATCAAGATCAGAGGAGTATTCAGAATGTCTAGAAGCAGCGGCGGCACGCAAACCCAGACCACCAGCATCGATCCGGAACTCAAAGGCGCGTACCTGCAAAACCTGCAGCAGGCGCGTAATGTTGCAGCAGCGTTGCCCGAGCGCCAGTTCGCCGGGTTCAACCCGTTGTACCAGGCCGGCGAGCAGCAACTGACGAACCTCGGTCTTACGCCATTCACGGGTGAAGAGATCAGCGCGTTCCAAAATCCTTATGAGCAGCAGGTGGTGCAGAACACGCTGCAGGACATTGAGGACCAGCGGCGCATGGGGCAGATCGCAGAGTCGCAGCGCGCTACGGCTGCTCGTGCTTTTGGCGGCTCCCGTCAGGGCGTGCAACGGTCGCTGACAGATGCAGCCGCGCTGCGCCAAGCGGCCACGACAGCCGCCAACTTGCGTCAACAAGGCTACGGCCAAGCGGCGCAGCTTGCGCAGACTGCTCGCGGCATTGGCCGCCAGGGCGCGATGGACGTGATGGGTCTGGGCGGTGCGCGTCAGGCATTCACGCAGCAGCAGCTCGATGCAATTCGCGGCCTGGGCCTCGAGCGCCTTGGCGTTGCGCAGTCTGGTCTTAGCCTGCAACTGCCAAACCTTGGCATGACCCAGAGCACGCCGCTGTATCAGAACCGTGCCGCTGGCGCGCTTGGCGGCGCCTTGGGCGGTGCGGCGCTTGGCAGCCAGGTCTCTGGACTTGGCACTGGTGGCGGCGCTGCATTGGGCGCCCTGTTGGGTCTGCTGTAAGGAAAAAACATGGCAACACCTTTCGATTTTGGCGGACTGCTTGGCGGCACCTTCGGCGGCGGCTTGTCT